ACCAAAAATGACATTCATCACTTGGCCGTCAAACCTCGATTGAAAGGCTGCTGGTATAGTACAACCAACCCAAGTAGGACTCGGCTGGCAGACTAAAGGGTTTACTCTTTTCCTTGAGGAATGATTTTGATAGTCTCATCCTAGACCAGTTAGGCACAACAAGTTGCACCCTGGGGACCATTGTGCACGCGCCTGCCCGCACTAAATTAAAGTGCAGTCAAGCTTCATCTTTCGACTATGTGTTACCGTCTGTTTGACCCCATCAATGATTAAGGAACATTGAGATCCCTGAGCTCACGCGCCTGAAAGTTATCATTAACCGACCTTTACCGATCAGTCACTACCCAGTCATTGGCCTCTGGTTCTAGCAGTAGGTTGCGCTATTAAGAGCTGGGTTTTATTAAACTGTGTCTTTCCTTCACAAGCAGTGGTCCACCCCTCTATCCGAGACAAACAATACTCCCTATAAGATTGCTCTAAATAGGTTTCTCTTCTGTTTTATCAAAGGGTAAGAGGTCCGTACCACCGGGGTTTAGGGTTTTCCTTCCCTGCAGTTTATAGTCTTGCAAGACGCCAAAGTTTACAATACGAGCGACTCTAGAGCACTAGTGGCCATGTTGACTCCTGTTGCCATAGCACCATAAGGTCCTGGCAGCACCATTCCGACCCCGCTAATTCTGCGAATAATTGACAGAACTCGAGTCCAGAAGCCCTCATTGTCTAAAAATGAGACGCCTACTGGGAGTTCGCGAATTATGTTGCGATACATCTCTAATGCTAGAGGATCACAAACAGAAAAAGACTGGTACTCATAAACTGATGAACCGGGCAATGCTTGGTATTCCACGCAAGCCCAAGTCTTCAATATACAAGTATTAAGGTCAGTGTTGACACCAGAGACTTTTAAGCAAACACAATCAAAGTTTGCATCAAAGCCTGTGATGGCAAGTGCACCTGGTGCTACTATTCGACCAAAATCACCAGCGTCAAGAGTTCCAGGTAGAGCAATAACTCTTTCCAATATGGGGTTGAACGCAAACCCATTGCCTGTATTATAGGCTGCTGTATAGCAACCCAAATTAAAGGGACCAGTGTACTGATCAGCATTGGATGAATTTAAGCTTTCTAAGCCTGAAATTGACCACAAATTGCCAGTGGTTGTTACTGTTGCCGCACTCTGTCGAATAAACAACGACATTGGAAAGCGAAATGACTGTAAATTTCCGGACCAACTCATAGCATTTGTTGTTGGAATAAGCTCGAGATGATTTGAAACATATCGAAACTTATTAACAATATCAGCTGTAGTCGTGCTGTTGGCACCAAACAAAGAAGTAATATCTGAGTATGGCACGCCATCGAAGTTTGTTCCACTTACGATGCCGGAGCCAGCAGCGACTTCAGCTACAAAGTATGCGTAACCGGGAACTGGAAGGAGCAAAATATATGTATCCTTCCCATTCTTGAAAGTCTTGTCGCCGATGAAGCGGTGCTTCTTAACTAAGCTTTTGCCAGAATATAAATCTGGAACACCTTTAACATCCGTACCGGAGAAATCAGGTGGCGCAAAAGCACATTTAAGAAAAGCCATGCCGGGTGCTGAGACGCGAGGTCTCATTGATTGAAGCATCCGCATTGGCTTGGCACGGGCAATTCTATTATTGGACACTCCTGGAGCTTGAAACGCAAGCATGTTGCGCTCTTTGCTCTTATAAGGTAGTGCATCTGAAGTACTCCCTTTGCTTCGCTTTGGCATGGAAATTTTATTTTTATTCCGCTTTCCATTGGCGGAATTGTTTTTGGAGGATTTGTTTTGCTTATTAGGCATCACTTGGTATTATATAATGAGGCCCCTCCACCTCATAAAAACCCACGTCGATCAAGTCTTGTAAAATTGTTACACAATTTGGGTGGTTCTTGACTTCATCTAGAAATCCGACCATCAACATCTTGTATTCAAGAAAACTCTTCGGAGTTTGGTGCAACAAATTCATAACCATCTTCTCAATATTCATAGGCTGAGCCTCGAAAGTATCAAGAGAATAAAGATGGCTACAAAACTCAAAGGTCCTTCCTTGTCCATCAGGACCACCAGAATCGTTAATACTATCATATGCCTTCAATCTGTATCCATATTCTAGATACTTCTCTTTAGCATTTGCGATCTTCTTTTCTAGGCAATCATCACCTGCTGCCATAGCTGGGAAAGCTCCCAGCAAATCAGCAAGTCTGACTCTCATTTTGGAATTTCCATCACTGGTTCTGTAACCCCCTGAACAAACTATTCCTTTGTAAAGGGGAGCAACCAAGGTTCCATCGGAAAACTGAAAAATGGGCTTACTTTGTAAAATGGCTTTACACCTTAATACATGAGCCCAAGTTGCAGTTGCATCAATTGAACCTCGGTTTGTAGTCAACCTAATATCCATCTCAGCACAATCTAAAATAGACCATTCATGAACTGAAAAATCAAAGCCTTCTATATCACTACCACACATCTCCTCATCTTGAAGGAGTTCTTCCATTTGGGCGCACATATGATAGTTATCATCTGAGCTAAACCCAATGCCGGGCTTAGAAGGTATTGTCTTCCAATTCGCAATGTTCTTTTTACAAGAATGTCTGGCTAATAACATTTCTATCATTTTATCAATAATAGAAACTGACATAATAAGTCGAACACGACCAGTTTGGATTTTACTTAACTTATGAGGTTCATTCTTAACAAAAACCCTCACAGGATCCATAAAACCCCTTTCAACGCACTCTCTACGCGTCATTTTCTCCATGTTCTCGAGTGAAGTACCCATAAGCAATTCTAACCTATCGAGCACCATTTCGTTGAACCGCTCACCCAAATAACTGAAGAGCTTATCATTCCTAAGAGATATCCTACTAAGAGGTACTCCTGGACTCGCTTCAGGCTTTATTTGAGTTTTCAGTTCATCTATAACTTTTGAATATAGAGATCTATCGTAACAATTCCAAAAACTTGGTAATGTTTGGGGGACGTATTTTGGCAAAAGTCTTGCATCAGACTCTGCTATTTCTTGAGTAGTAGGCACCCTACATCCCTGAAGGCGCTTATCTACTTGAAGCCTAAAACTTATTTTCTCTGCTTCTGCTGAACGCTCTGGCCAGTCGTACTTGTGATATTCTGGCTTGATTTTACAGAGGGTTTCCCACTTTTCGCTTGTTTTGTCTTTAGCGCATGGGTGGAACTTGCAGATGGACTTACCGAGGCAGACACTTTGGTCTGAGAAAGGTTCTGGATCTGTCCAGTTGTAACAGAAGCCCCAGTCGTTGCTGGGGCGTTGGAGTTTAAAGGATCCTCTTGTTTTGGATCAACAAAAGTGACAAGAGTTTCTTTACGTGGGTCCTTAGACCGCAGATCTTTCTGCTTTTTATTAAATCTTCTTCTTGCACTCTTACTTCGAAACAAAACAAAAGTTTCCTCTGGCTCCTTCTCTTCAGAGATCGTTGGCAAACCTTCCATTTGCTGAAAACATTCCTTTTCCACTTTGGACAAAGGTTTTGCCATTTCCTCTTTATATAAGTTTGTGTTACCCAATTCCTCTAATGGGGCAACAGTTGGTTTTTGGACTCGAGGCTTTCTAACTGCATCTTTTGGCTGATGCGTTGTTTGGAGTCCGTGTGGATGATTAGATGGTGATTTAACAACTTCAAAATCAATTAAAGCTACACTAGCAACTTTCTTTTCATTAACCTTCACTTTATGAGTTTCAGGATCAATTTTAACAAAATTGCCTTTGGTGTATGCTTCTAAAACAGGCGTACCCATAAGGCGTACTCTATCTTTTTGTGGGGCTACAGGTGTATCTTCTTGTGTGGCTCTAACTAGAACCTCACAATCATACTTAGATGAATCTCTACCCATTGGATGAGATTCACTCTCTGTACAACCTGATAAGCCCTCACAATTAGCTTTCCAGCCAATCTGAGCCGCTGTTTTCTCACCACCCTGTTGGAAATGATGGAGAGTTTTCGCTTCTATTGGGACGCGTACATTTTCCCCATGATCTCCCAGGTATGTTATATGCCATCTTTCATTGGCCATGTCATAATTGTAAACTGTGTGACGCACAACATTCTGAATTTCAGTCATGTTATATACATTCATTTTTCCAGCTCTTAAAGAAGAAGCAACCATAGCACAAATTTCTTTGAAACCAGATATCTTCCTCAATTCCTTCGCAATAATATCTTGAACAACTGTAGGCAAAACATTCTTGCCATCGTGAAGAGCCTTAATTTGTAAATCAACAAATTCCTTGACTTCTTTCCTATTCGCAGCCGGTTCAAAACTTAATTGGCACTTAGAACAATTATGTTGTAACTTCCAATGCAAACAACCACATCTTTTGCAAGTCCATGGGCTTTCCTTGGCGGAAGTTGTTTCTTTTCCAAACCTATTACCTTGTTTCAAGTTGTAGGACGCACGCTTTCTCTGAGCTAGTCTAATAAGTTGAAAACCCTCTATAGTGTTTTCTCCTTCTCCATACTTAATCTCATCAGCTGCATCCTGTTCCATATCTAACAGGGCTTGGTAGTCGATTTTATCAAAATCCTCTTGCCAATTCTTACCACCTTTATTCCTTGCAAAATTAAGGTACCTTTCTTCCAACTCCTCTTGAGCTGCATACTTGTAACGATCACCTTCCTCATCTGAGTCATACTCTTGATCATCATACTTCTCATCATATTCATCATCTTCCCAAACCATCCTTCTTTGATGTTGCATAAGATCCTCATTTGTTGGGGATTCTTTTCTGCTATTTCTGAAAATTGGTGGTACAACACCCACATTTAAGCAAGTTTCAGCATCGTGTTCTAAGTGAACTCCTATAATAGTACCTCTGGTATCTAATATTGGAGCACCTGAAGTTCCTACGATGGTACTCGCTGAGTAAGCAATATGCCACGGCTTCTTCTCAAATAATTTAACAGCAGCAGTGGAAACACATGGTTTCCCTTCATAAAGCTGGTGTATGCAAACAGCTTCTCTAGGCATAACTCTGGTCGAATAATGACCAAGCTTTATACCCAAAGCGCCGAAAACAAAATCAGGAATCTGCATGATAACATAATCTAAATGATTAGTTGGGGATGCCACCAACACGTGAGCGTCAATGGTGTTTAAATCTATCAACTTATCACCTTTTCTTAATCTAATCAAAGCAGTCTTGTTGTAATCTAATACATGGTATGCAGTAAGAAGACAATCTCGATCTTGAAATCGTATTCTTGCGAAGTGTCCTACAATCTTATTATCGACGTCAAATTGGCCCTGAAAATCAGGCAACTTACCCGTCTTGTAAAGTTTGGAATTAACAAGCATAGTCTCCTTGTGTTTGCCACCCAACGTTTCTCTCGTGTCGGGAGCAAGTGTCTTGGATTTCAGAATGTCTTCCACAGCTGTGGCAGCATCAAAGTAAACTCTATGATTATCAGACGCTAACATATATGCTCCATGATCATCGGTAAAAACCTTTGAATAGGATCTCTGCAATAATTCAAGCGCCTCACCATCATGAGTATAAACTCTCAATGACTCCATAGCCTCTTTTTCTTTTTGAGCCTCGATATAAGTATTTCTCAGCTTTCTAATAGGTGTAATGGACCAGCAATAAATACAACATGTGCTATTAACCAAAAATCTAAATGGCTTCCATAAACATAACAAAACAAACATAAGCGCTTTGCAAATCGGTCCAACTGATATTAAAATAACAGCTAGCACACAGAAACTAACAATCACCATAATAGTGATTCCAACTTTGGATTTGGATAAAAAGCGGATTGGATGCTCGATCTCGTCAATAATTATTGCTGTTTCATTAGCAATTTCACTAACAATAATCTTAGTCTCATTCACAATACTACTGACTAAGTCAGCCACTTGTTTACCCAAAACAACCAAGTTTCCTTTTCCCCTCTCATCCCAAGTATCTTGAGCTTCCCAGGGTCCAAAACCTCGCTTAATTCGTTTTGTTTCCTTGTCATAGTTCGCCACCATGACTCTAGCCCAAGCAATTTGCTCGTCCTCAGTCATAGTGACCCATTCAGTCTTTGTAGTATTTAGCAACACTACATTGTCTTCTTTTGGTGACTGCTTAATATCAAAGATAAAACTAGCAGTTGAATTGCTAGTGGCAGCCACAATTGTGCTTAAGCACAATAACATAAGAATAAACATATCAAATAATTAACAAATAACTATAAAACAAAATAATTTGAATAATTAAAATAAATAAAAATAAAATTAAATAAAACTTTATTTGATATGTGGATAATAAATAAATAAATAAACTGGCTATGAGACTAAACCAAAT